AACCCAACCATTATCAATTTCATCACCACCAGAATATGCTGTGCATGTATCATTATATTGCACGCCGCTATCTGTACCGACATCAACCCAAGTGCTGCCTGTTAATGCTGCTTGATTAGGAAGTTTAATTAATTCCCACTTGATGTTTTCTCCTGAAGAGAAGATATTAACATTTCCCATTCTAACAATCATTCTATTCAAGTACGTTTTAAAGGTATTCTTTAGTCTGATTGCCATAATAGGAAGCGTCGAACCTGACGTAAGAGTTCTTAGTGTTGGATTAGAAACTGCCCAGTCTTGACCTGCTTCAACATACCCGCCTTCTGACATTACAGTTCCACATATTTGGTCAAAGTACGCGCCAGTAGTAGTTCCTGTATTTACAATTTCGCAACGTTGGGGAAGATTTGGCGTGCTCATGTATACAACATCGAGTTCATTAGAACCATTAAATGTGTGTGCAAGAACAAAGTCTCCGTTGTGCGCAAAACCAACACGAATACGACCAACACCAAGCCATTGAAAATCAATTATTAACAACTGGGTCTTAGTGACATCTAAATTGAATCCGCTTGGGTTTAGAGAATTACTTGCGCCGCCTGCACAAGCATCTACGTTCCAACCAGTATCACCTGCACCATAGACTCCGCCAAATTGGCTAAACTTTCTGTCTACTGCAACACCTGACGTGTAACTACGAAGAACAATAGCAAGTGTGCCGTCACCTGCTTGCTCAAAGAATATACCGTTGTTATCGTCAAAATAGCCAACTCTCTTTCTTACATTAGCAGTTGCAGTGTAGTATGTAAAACTGCTCATTATAATTTGGCTTTTGCCTGGCATGTAATGATGGTAAAATTTGGTTTGGTGAATTACTGAACTATTTGACGCGCTTGATGTTGTAAGCCTCGCGCATGCCTTGTTTGCTTGGAACGCAACGGTTCCGCCATTAGATGTATTTTCGATAAAGTTTGGGTCAATACCATACAGATGCTTGTAATCGCCTAACGTAAATGGTGTAGAAACTCTCTGACGCGCAAAGGCATCAACGCTAACGGCATTGAAGTAATTTGTAACCTGCCAAGGAATAGTGCCTTGCGTAACATTTCTGTCTAGTAAGTATGACATTAGATAATTCTCCATCCATTACGGAATAGCAACTGAACTGCTCCGTTGTTAATTGCTAGTATCACACCACCAGCATCATTGTCTATTGTTCCAGCAATAGTGATATTATTACTACGGCAATTTCCCGTTTCGTCTTTGATAACTATGGTTCTACCTGAATCAGTAGAAGAAGGTAATGTAATCGTAACGGGGACAGCAGTTACTCCGATATAATAATCGTTATCGGCAATAGTGTAGTTTGTTGCTGTTGTAGTTGTATTGTATACAACTTGCTGAGAATTGATATCGTCTAGACGGAACATGCCGTTAGACCACTTTAAATATCTACCTTCTGCATAAGAAGTCTTATCAAAGTCGTCTGTTTCGTGTATACGAACAACGCCTGTACCACCGCCACCCCATGATAGCGTCGATATCTTCTTCATCATCTCAGCAATAGAACGGCGCATGCCTTCTAGTTCTATGTCGCGAAATTTGTTTTCTGCTGGAGCCTTGAACATATTAGCAACTTGCTGTACAGTATCTTTTACTGGCGGCACAAATGCTGGCGCAGGTGGAGGCGGTGCTTCTTCTACTATGACTGGTTTTGGCGAAGGAGTAACAACTTCTTCTTTTTCAAAGATTTTCTTATTAAGATATTCTTCTCTTTTAATAGACTCAACTAATTCTGGGTCTACGGGTTGACCCAGCATTTGTGCCATCTTTACAAGGAGTTTCTTTTCTTCAAGTGTTTTCATAATCTTCGTAGATACCTGGGTTCTTTTTACCGTAGTTGCGCATTAGAACGCCAGCCCTGCTATTTGCTTCATTCTCAAATTCGCTGCCGGTTTCTCCAGCATAGCGAGTAAGACGCCCTTCTTCGTTCTGCTTATGATGAACTAATTCGTGAGCCAGAGTTCTTAAGACGTCAGCAATATGCCGACCGCCAACGTTGACATTGATACTACGGTTTGTAGGAGAGTAACCACCAAAACTAGTATTGACCTTGGCTTCTTCTCTGCTATCAATTACATTTACTTCTGGAACATCAGTCAAACCTAATTCCATAGCAACATAACTCTTAAACTTTTCTATGTGGTCAGAAATCTTATTTTCTTCTGCTAGAGGACGCTTTCTTCTAAGAAGTGCCTTCTTTAGTTTACTTGGTCCTGGGGGATCGTTATCGGATACTGGTCCGCCAACGTTTGCTACTCCCATTACTGGAACAGCATCTTCGACAAACTGTTTAAAATTTTTGACCATTTTACTTTACTCTTTTTACCGATACCAGTATAATCAGTATGTTGGCTTTGAAGTGATACTTTAAGTTTATAGTACTCGAATATAAGTTTATAGTACTCGAAGTTTTTCCACTATCTTCCAATCCATGACTATTTCTTTAGAGTGTATGTCTTTACCGTTTATCCCTAAGACCACATCAGGTATTGCCGACGTGTAGAGCAAGAACGGCTTCAATATTTCATAGTCTTGTTCTTGTATTAGAACAAAAAGAATTCTAGTCGCCGGAACGAACCCGAAAACGTTTTGCAACAATACTACATGATTTAGCACCAACCGTTCTTTTATTTCTCCGGTTTCTCTATACTTCTTAAATAGCCTCTTTATGTAACTTACGCGCTTGAAGTCTTCTTCAAATTCACTGACTATGCAATTAGGTCTGTCATAGCATTTGATTGCATATAGAATAATGTTGTCTTCACGTAAGTTATCAAACATGCATTAATATTCGTCGTCGTTTCCAGAATCGTCGTCTCTATGTCTATAGGGAACTTTTTGTTGGATTTCAGATTCTTCGGTATCCTTCATCCAATCTTCGCTATCTAAAGATGACAATTCTTTTAGTTCTTCGTTGTTGACAACTTGCGCGTACCCTTCAACGAAACCGTCTTCATTAGTGTCATGTACAACGTAGAGAAACTTACCAGACTCGCCTAGTTTATAAACTAGTTCTGCGCTCATGCTCATAGCAGCTGTACCGTAACTCGGTGGAATTAGAATTCCATACCTTTCTACTGTGCCGCGGACAGTGTTGATAAACACTACACTATTTTGGAATACTCTATCGCCCAGAGCATCCAAGTCAGCATTGATGTTGTTCATAATTGCTTCTAGATGAGGAGTCTCGATATCTAGAGTTTCATCTTGCTCAACGAAAAAATCTTTAAACTTTAACATTAGAATTCGCTCCAGATTCTGCAGCAGACGTTGTATCGTGCACTGCGTTTGGCATGCTACGAGTATTCGCTAATTTCGGGTCAAGATTTACTCCGTCTCTAGTTTTCTTCAACTTAGAACGGAACTGGCGAAATTTTACTTTCTGCGTTTCGCCAGCTGTATTTTCTTTTTCCGTATCCATACTTATTTGCCTTTCTTAGCCATTGCCTTAGAGATAGCAGCACGACGCTTTAGCAAGTACTTGTCAGTTGAATGACCATGCTTGCCGTCGTTGTTTACGTCTGCATCTTCTTTTCCAACTGGGTCTAGACCTTCTTTCATGCCTTTCTTATCGCCATAGTATGCGCCAAGAGCCATCTGAATACGCTTTGCCTTCGACTTGCCTTCAAATTTAGGATTCTTTGAACGAACAAAGTGGCTAACATATTCATCTGCGCCCATAGATGGCTTTAGTACTTCAGCAAGTTTTGCAGGACCTAGTTTACGAAGAGCACGACCGAGTGCCTTGTTGTGGTCTACTGTGTCCTTATGCCCAGGCTCGCGGTCAGGTACTGGCATACCAGATGTTCTCTTATACTTTTCGCCAGCACGAGCATCACGGAGTTTGTTGAGCATTCTTCTCATTTTCTTTTGCGGACCAACTTCTTGAATCTGCTCAATATCTTCTGATACTTCTGTCCATTTACCGCCAGCGCCAGCGCGTGCTGGGAACGTTGCGCCGCCCGCCATCTTGCCAGAGTGCAAGAAATTACCAACATATTTGTCGCTATTACCCTTGAATGCTACTGTATGGTACGTTTTAGCGTCGACATGTCTTTTCTTTTTAAATCTGACAGTATCGCCGTGTCTATCGATGACAGCTTCTCTCCACTTTCTTTCTTTTGCAGAAATCACTTCATCAATCTGCTCGGCTTCTTCTTTTACATGTTTTGGTTTCTTCTTAAGAATATTTTTAAAGATTTTTGCAGCACCTTTTGCTGCCTGTTTAGGAGTAATTACTTTTGCTTCTATCCACTTCTTACCGGCGAAAGAGCTATAATGCGGATCGCTGGTTCCTCTATAACCTTCTGAATCCATTTCATCAATCTGCTCGGCTTCTTCTTTCATGCCTGGGGCAACTTCTTTCCAACCATCGGCTTTTGGATAGTTTTTTGCATTCTTACGAAGAACTACAACTCTTTGCTTAGTTTCTGGGTGTACCATGATAGCATGTGACTTCCACTTATCACCAGGAACTGGTGCAACTGCTGCATAATCTTTTTCTTCTCTAGTGATAAGTTTGATTTTATCAATAGAAGGTGTTCCTGCTTGACGAGGCTTCTTCATTTTGCTAGCAGCATCAATTTTTGCTTGCAAGCCAGGATTTAACTTGTGAACTGGTGTTGGCGTAACTTCTTCTTTGTACGTATGACCAGGCTTGAACTTCTTAGCATCTTCCATGCTACGATAGTTGCCAACTAGTTTGCCGTTCTTGTCATATGCACGAACGCCCTTGCCTTTCTTTGCTTGACGCTCATATTCTGCCATATCTGACTCACCATCGTCATCGTCTTCCGGCATGTTTGCCTTCATGTAACCTTCCTTCATAGCCTTTTTCTTTAGGGCTAGACGGGCTAGGTGAGCAACGCGAGACATTCCTTCAGGACGGCTCTTGCCTGCTACAATACCCTTGTTCTTAGAAGGAGTCTTACCGCCTTCAAATGGTTCTTTGTATTCGTCTTTCATTGCTTCTTCCTTCTTTAGTCCTGCCATTTGCTTATTGGCGTAATATTCGTTGCCACGCTTTTCCTGGCTCCATTCTGCAGGAAGCCCCTGATATCCTACACTTTTATGGGCAGGAGTTGTCTTTGGTTTTGCTACAGGCTTTTTGCCTAGCAACTTGCTTAGAAAACCTTCTTTCATGGTTTCTTCCTTTTGCATTCTTTGCTTTAAACGTTTTAGACCTAGACCGACAAGACCATACTTGTCATAGGTCTTCATGTCTGAGGCAATATTGGAATCTCTTTCTGCTGATGCATTTTTAAATGCATCATAGTGTTTTGCGCGCTCTGCTTTGAGTGCCGCGTGTTCATCATTAGCATGCTTGAGGTCTAGTTTGGTCTCATCATGTCTTGCGTGAGACTTATCTTTGTAAGACGCTCTAGCCTTGATGCGCTCAATCTTTCTCTTGATTGGCTCCATTTTCTTAGTGACGGCTTCACGGGCAGCATCTGATTGCTCTACAGAACCCTTAACCTTATCGCCATGATAAGCAGCAATCTTCTTAGCAACGAAATTATCAATAATTCCTTCGCCTAATTTAGATGCCCACATGTTGTCTACAAGATTTGGATATGAGCGACCTGCTGCTCTTGCTCTTGCTTTGGCTCTTGCTTTTTGAGAAGCAGATAGTGCCTTAGAAGTTTTCTTAGGGTTTGGCTCGTCCCATACTTCTTCTTTTACGCTCTTTAAGGTCTTAGACTTATCTGGGTTTAGGCTCATTTCGTGATGCTTTTCTGCTTTATCGAATGAGCGTTGGGCTAAGTCTCCACGACCTTTTGATTCGTGCCACTTACCAAGTTCTTCATGATGATTTGACATATGCTGGTGATATGCTTCCATATCACTAGTTTCTAAAGCCTTTGCTGCCTTTGCTTTATGTTCTTCTGCCTTATCATATGACTCAGATACAGGTTTACGCTTTGCTTTTTCTTTGCTCATCAATGCGTGCAATTTGCCAAGCGTATTCATATCTTTGGTGTTGATATTTTTCTTTTTTAGTTTATCTGACATCGCAGAAGTTGCATCTTCTTTCACGGGATTTTTTGCATTAAATCGCTTTAACCAAGCAGCTGCTTCTGAATCATTGTCCGTTTCATTGCTATATCCATGTATATTTTTAAACTTATGCCCACAAGAACTGCATGTTTTATCTTTTGGATTTTCTCTATCTTTACCGTGGTTTGTCCCACAGCTTGGGCAGTGTAAATCTGAAGCCTCATCAATCTGCTCGACTTCTTCTTTTTGCGTAAGAAGATGATTGACTCGTCCAATCTTATCTGCAACTTGTTTAGTAGAGTAACCGAACTTCTTAAGATGCGCGTGTCTTGCTTTTAGGTACTCTAGATGCGCTTTGATATCATCCTTAGAACCTAGAATAGAACCCTTTGGCATAGCAGCAACTCTTCTTGCATTTGCGCTTTCGTGGTCTAGCGGTGCTGCTTCATCCATATTATATCTTCCACGATATCCACCATAACTTGTATCTGATAGGTCATCAAATCCACCATGTTCGTGCTCCATGTTACCAACAGCAGCGATTCTACGCAATGTTTTTGCTGGAACAGGAGGTGCATTGATTGTTCTTTTTGCGGCTAGACGCTTAATTATGTCTAGGCGAGATTCTTCTGGCTTTGCTGCTGCCTTCTTTTCTTTCTTTGGCTTAGCAGGCTTGGCGGCTGCCTTTGCTGTTCTTTCTGCTGCCTTAACAGCTGAGTGCTGTTCAGGTGAAAGCGGCGCAATAGTGTCGCGGAGAGTTTCGCCCGTACCATCAGCAGAACCCATACGAGTTCCCTTGGTGGCGCCGTATGCCTTAGCGGCTAATGCTTGACGTGCTTTTTCTTTCTTAGCATCAACTTGAGACTTAGAAACCTGCTTAACACTAGAGGTATTTTCTAGACCATGCTTCTTTTTGAATGCTTGGTATTCAGGATTATTCGCATGTGCCTTATCTAGTTTGGCAACTAATGCTTTCGAACCCTTTTGATGAGCAGCTAACCATGCTCTTTCTTTTGATGATGCCATGTTACGTCTCTCTGATTTGTACTGTCAAATCTGTATTCCCGCGTTTTATTCTGTGATACACATATGCGGGAATATGATATGTGTGCCCTTCTTTTAATTCTGTAGGGAGTTGGTTATCTATCTGTAGTAACCAACCCTCTCCAGAAACCACGATAACATGACGATCTTTTCTATCTCTGTGCCAAACTAGTTCTTCAGACAATACGTCTTTAGAAAAAGTTCGCTCAATAATACCATTATTTAGGTTTTTCTGCTTATATGGCTTATCTTCTACCACCACTGCTGTCCGCCAGAACTAAAGTATCTTGGCCAACGGCAAGCCCAATAAGATGCAGATGTCTTATCTTTGTTCGTTAGACAATGGTGTCTAGCCATAAAACTCTTTAGACGACCTGGGTCATTGTACTTCTTAGACATGCCAGATTGACTGAAGTTGACGAGTTTTACCCCATCACCGCTCTTGACGTATACAGCACCGCCGCCGCCTTTACGGAACGGTTTGCCGATACCATGACCCTTAGTTGGGTCAGAACCTTCTTCATCTAGAACCTCAAATGGGAAATCTAAAAGAACTTCTTTGCCTTCATAGATTGCCTTTTCGCCGATGTTGCTCGACAACACTTCTAGTTCGTATTCGTCTTCTGGACGATACTTTCCTTCGGCATACAACTTCTTGGCTTCTTTGATAAGAGCAAAGAACATTTCTGAACCAGGACGATATACGTTCTTAGTAAAAGAAATATTGTTTTCTAGATGATATTGAACTGACTCTCCGACAGTAGTTGGGGCAGATATCAGTCCGATATTGATTCCCAATCTACCGTCATAGTCGGTCGGTCCTACACCTTTTTTGGCTTTGACTTTGCTTTTGAGGCTGTTGAGGATTTTGACCGTGCTGCCGTTTTCTTCTTGGAAACCGGAGGAACTGGGGGAGACACCGGCACTTCCTGAACAGGAGGCACAACCACAGTCTCCTCCACATGCACAGTTTCCGTCACAGTCGCATTCTTCGGCTTCATTCCGAACAACTTTCTTAGAAACTCGAACATTTTTGCTTTCCTCTCTTAATTGGCTAAATGATTTTGGACTGGGACTCTTCTCAAATACTAATCCCTTGTTGATTAGACGTTCAAGAAGTTTTTCTATTTGAGACGCAAAGAAGATCTTTTCCATCTCTGTAGATTCTGTTAGGTTTATTGAGTTGTTAAACGTGAACACTTCGTCTAATGACTTGGCTAACTTTTCTGCCTTCAGTATCTTACCGATTCTCACGTCTTCCTTTAGAGGATTTAGACGTAATTCGTTTCTTTGACGACTGACTTTGTTAGAAACAGAAACGTATACATGGTCAAACTCATAACCTTCTAGTAGAGATTTGATGTGCTCTATCTGTGCAGAATTTTCGGCTGAGCAGTTGATTACGACATTTTGATTGTATTCAATGATAGGTAGCGCAGAGCCGTTTAATAACTGGTCAGCCTGCACTTCAACTAGATTAAACTTAGAAAAAATGTTTGTAAGAACGTAGTCCTTGCCGCTTCCAGGTCCGCCAAATAAGAATATACCGACAGGAGCGACAGACTCTTCGCTCATTGCTGCCTTGACCTTATCGTGAATTTCAGCACCAACCTTCTTATTAGAATAGTGGCTAATGAACTCGTCTCTTTTGCCGGACTTCACTAGACCACGGAGTTTAGAAGCAGACATACCTTCTGCACCTTCTGCATCTGGGTCACGATTGCCTGCAGACTTAACGTGTATCTTCTTAAAATTGTATTCTTTGCCGTTGTACTTGTTAAGCAACTTATGAAATTCTGGTACACGGTCAGAACCAACTACCATAGTAGCGTGTGTGTAGCCTTTCTTTTCGATATGCTTAAGCGCATCAATCGCAGTCTTAACGTGTTTATCAGATACTACGTTTGTTTTCGGGAAAACTTTGTGCATAGCAGAAACCTTGTCTTCGTGTGACAAAGGATTCTTTTTTGCGTCTTGAGAATGAGACGGGAAGACAAAGTGGTCGCCGCTAACCTTTTCTGCATGAGACTTAACGGCATCTACGAGTTTACCGTGTCCTGCTTCTGTTGGCGGATTAAATCTTCCGAATGTAAAGACTGCGTGTTTCATCGTGGTCTTGCCTCAAAGTTGGCTCTACTGAATTCAGCTCTATCAACTAATTTAGTCGGCTTATTATCTATCACTGCAACGAAACCTTCTGGCTTTGCTGCTTTACCTTTGATACTATGACCATAGGTTGAGTGAGAAGATAGGGCATTAACTAGTTGGTCTTTGGCTTGCTGTATGTGGTGATGGATAGCAAATGTGTTCTTAAAATGCTTTTCATTTGCTGTCACGTGAGCCAAAGTCTTGTTCATCTTATCAGAGATCTTGCTCTTTGATGCAGGAGTCTTTAATTTGTCTGCCATCTTTTGGTGGACGTTGGTGATATGAGCCTTTAGACCTTCTACGGTCGGCTTATCGCCTGTACGAACAGTTTGATTGATATAGGTCTTAACGTGTTCGCGATGACCTTCTAGATGGCTATAGTCGTGCTTTGCGGCAAGTGCCTTAGCCTTTTCAATATGGCTTTCAAACTTGTCTTTTTGCTCAGCAGTGTAGTGTGCTTTTCCGTGGTCTGTTTGAGGATCCATTACATGAACATCTTTATGCTCAAAGAATCCTCCCAACTTAGGAGCAAACTTCGCCTTCATATCTTCGAAGTTCTTTCCTTCATACTTGGTGTGCACGACAACGCCCATCTTAGACTTACCAATCTTCTTACCTTCTTCTGAATCTTTCTTAGAAGAGTAAGTGATAGTATTAGGCTTGAAATGATAAGAACCGCCGTGTTCTTGCACATCGTCTTTGGTGTACATCAAGTCGCCCTGATAGACGCCGTGTCCAGGAGCAACCTTCGGTAAATGCTTGAGTGCAGTCTTTAGTTTGTCTGCAAGACCAGGAGCGTGACCGTGGTTCTTGTCTACGTCTTTTGCGTTGTAGTTTAACTTCGGGTTCTTGTTGAACGCAGATTTAGATGCGACAAAGAACTTGCCTGTCTCTGGGTGATGACCAAAGACAATAGAAGGAGAACCATCGTACTTGGTTGTGATGGTTGCGTTAGATTCTTTGCCAGATAGTTTGTGATGTACTGCTTCTAGAGTCTTGACTGCGTGATTAAAACCAGCAGCGTCTGCATTGACGTGATGGTCTTCTGCGTGCTCGAGGTGAGTTAGTTTTTCTGTTTCGAGAGACTCGACAATAAACTGCGTAAATTTAAGCATTAATACGTTTCCACTCTGCGGGATAGTATATTATTTAGTTAATTAGAAAATCTTCGTACACATCTTCCCAAGAATCTGTGATGGGGAAAAATGCATGGTTAAACTTCTCATGGTTTAAAATTGTCACTAGTGGACGCTGTACCGGACTGTCTAGTTCTTTGTAGCGAATCCGCTTTAAAGGAACTCGTCCACCGATGATTCTTTCAGCAAAGTCGGCGAAAGAACAGAACTTGTTCGGAGACAAATGAAATAGACCATAGCTGGGTATCAACAACGTTCTATGTACCTGCTTAGCAATCCAGTCTGCAGACATCGGGCAGGTATATTGGTCGTCTACTACAGATACGGGTTCTCCCTTTTCTGCTTTACCCACTATCGCTTTGTAGAAATTACTGTTGCGATTAGAGTAAACAGACTGTACTCGGAATACCTTGGCGCGTTCGTATTCTAGAACAAATTTGTCGCCAACGCTCTTAGTTAGACCATAGTTGTTTAGAGGTTTCATCTTATCAGTCTCAAAATATTCGTTCTTCTTACCATCATACACATAGTCAGTAGAGAAGTGAATGAGTTGAGCATTATGCCGACGAGCCGCATCTGTAAGATTCTTAGGCAACTGAATATTGAGCAGTGATGCTAGTCGCTGATTTTCTTTTTCTTCTGCGCCAGCAACATTAGTGTATGCAACGCAATTGACGATAACATCTGGTTCGAACATATCAATACAACGATGCACTTCTTGGGGGTTGCTATAGTCTATGTTAGTGCTATTGAACCCGAAGTACATGTAGTGACTGCCTGCTTGCAGCAAGTCAATCATGTGGCTACCAATTTGACCGTTGGAGCCAAAAACGGCGATTCTTTTACTCATAGACGGGACAACTTGATGCAGCATAGTCATAGCCAGCAATATCCTTTGGTGAAATACGCAAATATATTTTGTTGTCTACCAGTTGCTTAATATCAGGTACAGACAACGGGTTGATAGAATGTTCATCGCTTGCTACCCACGGATTTCCAAAAACGTGATAAGAAAATATTGTGTTATCTCGGCAAGACAAAAACCCGTGAGCATAACCAGGAGGAACCCAAACGGCTGGTCCCTTTGGCTCAAGGTAAAAAGTGCGGCAAGTTAAAAAGTCTGGAGAACTTTGTCGCAAGTCAATTACAAAATCGTATGCTGCTCCAGATACTGCATAGCAAAACTTACCTTGGGGGAACTTATGCTGATAGTGCATTCCTCGCAACACATCATTGTTGTTAACTGACATATTGCTTTGGATATAAGTCAGTTCATTAAATGGTGGCTTAGATAGATTTAATGTCTCGCAGAAGTAACCACGGTCATCGTGGAAATACTTAATATCGACGTATTGGGCAATTTTAAGATTCATCTGCTATCTTCCTCAAGTATGTACCATAATCAGACTTAGCGTATCTATGCGCTGCATCAAGAAGTTCTTCTTTGCTAATCCAAGTATTCTTGTATGCAATTTCTTCTGGACAGCATATCATTGTACCTGTTCGCTTTTGTACTGAACCGACGAACGTAGAAGCATCAGCAAGAGATTCAAAGGTTCCGGTATCAATCCAAGCAATACCACGATTCATGTACTCAATCCACATAGGCTCTTTGTTTTGCAACAACACATTGTTGAGGTCAGTGATTTCTAGTTCGCCACGAGCAGAAGGTTTGAGTTCCCTAGCATATTGCAACGCTTTATTTTGATAGAAATATAGACCTGTAACCGCATAGTTAGAAACGTGCGTTGTAGGCTTTTCATGAATACGAACGGGATTACCGTTGACCGTTTCAAGTACACCAAATCGCTCAGGGTCTGCTACGCGATATGCGAATAGGGTATTCATAGTAACGTCATCAGAAGCAACTTGAAGTTTAGTCATCAAGTCATTACCATAGTAGATGTTATCTCCAAGGATTAGAGCAAAGTCATCCTTACCAATAAATCCTTGGGCAATTAGCAGAGCATCCGCAATACCCTTTGGCTCTTTTTGGGTAGCATAGCAAATGTTAATGCCCCACTGAGAACCGTCTCGTAACAACGTCTGAAATTGATAGTTGTTTTCTGGGTTAGTGATGACCATAATATCGCTAATGCCAGCCATCATCAGCGTAGAGATAGGATAATAAATCAATGGCTTATCGTACACAGGAAGCAGCTGCTTTGAAATAACTTCTGTGCAGGGATAGAGTCTGGTTCCTAAACCGCCAGATAAAACGATACCTTTACGCATTGTACCACTCCAAAGTTTTCTTCATTCCAAGTTCAAGAGATATAGCAGGACGCCACTTAAGTTCTTTTTGAATTTTCTTAGTGGATATAGCATATCTAGCGTCATGCCCGGGACGGTCTTTGACGAACTCAATTAGGCTGCGAGGCTTGCCCATAAGATCTAAAATGAACCATGCCATGTTCAGATTACGGAGTTCGTTGTGACCTCCAATATTGTATCTTTCGCCATAGACAAACGCTTCTCCGATACGCATAAGAGCATCGCTGTGGTCATCAACGTAAAGCCAATCTCGAATATTGTAACCGTTTCCGTAAATAGGAATGCATTCGTTTGCTTTGGCTTTGCGAATAATAGTAGGGATAAATTTTTCTGCGTGCTGGCGAGGACCGTAATTGTTCGAGCAATTAGTCACCACTGCTTTAATTTTATGCGTGTTGACGTATGCCCTAACCATATGGTCAGATGCCGCTTTACTTGCGGAGTATGGATTCAACGGGTTATATGGAGTAGCCTCAGTAAAAGGTTCGTCGTCCAGTTTGAGCGAACCATACACCTCATCTGTTGATACATGAAGCAACTTGATTTGATATTCTTTTACTAGGTGAAGAAGATTCAATGTCCCCATCACGTTAGTTTGATAGAATACCGAGTCATCTGCGATAGAGTTATCGACATGAGATTCAGCCGCAAAGTTGTAGATGATATGCGGCATATACTTTGCCATCACCTTATTCATTTTATCTTTATCGGCAATATCAACTTTGTGCACGATTACCTTATCTGCAACACAAGACAAGTTTGTCCTAGAAGCAGCATAAGATTCATTATCTACAACAACTACTCGCTCATCAGGATACTTTTCAAGATGACGAATAACAAAATTTGAGCCAATGAAGCCCAATCCACCAGTCACAAGTACAGTCATAAAACTCCTAGAATATTCTTAATATAGGATTCTTGCTCAACGCTGTTGTATCAATAAGATGTGTGCTACCAGAGCGTAATGGTGCTAGGTTATACGGTGATTTCGAAACACCTTTAAACTGTAACGTAAAGGCAAACTGATAACTTCCAGACTTGTCTTGTACTCTTACGCGAATCTGAGTCGTTGCTGATGTGTTAGAAGAAAAGTTTGGAATCGGTTGTAACTTTGCTTCCTTAAGAGCAGAGTTCAACTTTAACGGATCTGACGAGTTTAACATAAACAAACCGTGAGAACCCACGTTTAGATAGTAGCAACTCTTGCTGTTGTAGTAATCTGCAATAGTTTTATTAGGAACATCAACGTACATATTACCGAAAGTCGCTAAGTCGTATGCATATGCTCTTTTGTAGTTACTATAACCTTGAAAAGTTTTCTTACCTTCTACATAACGTAGTGCAGGATTCTTCCATTCTTTGTTCAATCTATCTAAAATCTTAACCCCATCACCGACACTCTTTAAGAATTCTTTTTCTGGATTTCCGTCTGTAGGACCGAAGTTCCACTTTTGGCTATCTGCATCGTATTGTAATACGAGGCTACCAGCGGCAGTAGGTTTGTTCTTTAATTCAACGCCGCTAGTTTTTTTATTTCGCTGGATGGTCAAGTCGGGTTTATCATGGCTTGCGCCGGCAGTGCCTCCCGTAGAAATTTTGTATTTCTGTAATGCCTTATAAGCATTATTTTCGTATTCAAAACCTTTCTGTGCCATTTGTTATTCTCTGCGAATGCCGTGGATATACTATTTATATCTTCAGACCCTTAAACTTTTCGTTCTTTTGCTGCACTGCACTGCCGGGTGTTTGCAGTATTCTTGTCGCGATCGGTACATCTGCCAAAGAAAGACCATCTTGCGCGGTTTGCTCTAGGTCAAACAACCGCATCTTAGACCTGTTTACGCCAACAACGAATCGCTTATGCTTGTTCGGATCGCCATAACGGTTCTTTAACTGCTTGACCATAATCTGCCCGAGTTTCTCTAGTTCTTCTGTAGAGATAAGAGCAAACATGAAGTCAGCCGTTGCGGGCAGACCGAAAGATTCAGAAGTATCTTCAAGACCTGGGTCAGAACTATTGTAACCTGAACGAGTTGTTTGTGTAGCAGATACGATAGGAACACTGCGCTCCATTGCTAGACCGCGGAGTTCTTCTGCGATTGCCTTTACATAGGTGTAAGAGTTGACGTTGGCTCCTGCCTTGATACGGGCAGAGGCACAGATGTTTAGATAGTCAATGAAGATAATGTCAGGCTTGAAGTTCCGCTTCAACTCTAGTTCATTTAGCAATGCTCTAAAGTGTGCAGCATTAGCCGAAGCAGTAGGATATTCTTTGATGATTAGTTTACCCTTGGCTTTCTTCTTCAGCCTTTCCATACGCTTTTCAAACGTATCCTTCGGCATCATCTTTAAATCGTCTAGAGTAACGTCAAGAAGGTTAGCGTCAATACGTTCAGCAATACGTTCTTCTGCCATTTCAAGAGTGATGTACAGAACGTTGTATTGGCTTAGCAAGCAGTTAGCCGCAAAGTCGCACATAAAGAGAGACTTACCGACGCCAGTGCCTGCTAGCGCGATGTTCAGAGTCTTTTGTGGAAGACCACCTTGTGTAATCGCGTTGAAATACTGAAGACCAAACGGGATACGCTTCTCAACGCGATGGTAGAAATCGTAACGAGAATCACTGTTATCAAGGTAGTCATGACCGACATTAGGGTCGAAACTAACACCAAGGGCATCAGAAAGAATAGAAGGAATGCTACCTTTAGTGCGAGAAGAATCATTCCCGTCAAGGATTTGGATAGAGTCCATGATAGCATTGTAGACTGCCTTTTCTTGACAGAACTTCTCAGTTTCATCTACAAGCCATTCAAGTCTATGCTCAGACTTATCCTTGACAACTTCAACGAGAAGTTCGGTTGCTTTCTTTAGTTCTGGTTCCGTAACGTCAGTGCGGCTCTTAAGCGCAATGTTAAGAGCCGCAGGGGTTGGAGACGTGTTATATTTATTTACGAACGTCTGAATTTCTTCAAACAGTTTTCTTTCGTGACTTTCGCTCAGGTACTCTTTCTTCAGGTACGGAATCGTCTTCCTCATGAACAATTCGTTCTTCAAGAGGCTCGACAAAATCAGGTGTTCCGTTTTCATTCTTTAACACTTCCTTCGCTTGTTCTACGCTGGCAATAATTATACTACGGATGATGTCAGTAGTAAACTTTCTAAATGCCGCAGAATCAGTATTCTTTAAGTTGGGATTAGCAATTACATCCATGTCAAATGACATTTGAGCATCATCTGACATGTGTAGACCTGTATACTCTACAATCACACCTTTCCATTTCTTCTTTAGAATTCTTATAGAGAATGCTTGAGGATTAGAAATGTCTAGCATGAACTCCCAATCTTTTTCGTTCCGTACCCTAGTGGCACGCCAAAACTCATACTTGGCAACAAGGTCAAGGAATACTGTCTTTAGACTCTTCATCTAGAAACTCCTCTGTAAGACTACCCGCCAAACCATTACCAAAGCGATAGTTATCCATCACCCACTTCTTAAAAGAAGCGGAAGCAAGGATTGGTTCCCAGAACTCAGCAGTATCCGTATCCTTGACGCGATACTTCTTTGTATCTACTTCGCCCGTCTCCATGTTGACCTTGGAGTACCATCCCTGATTAGGCTTGACTACATGTCCAGACTCTAGTGCCATTTCAAGCAGACCAGAATACTTGCTGACGCCACCGTCGTAAGTTACCGTAACCGGAATCTTTGCCTTCTCGCGAACGTATCGAGACTTCTCGACGTTAACGATAAAACTATAACCAATAAGGTCTGTGCCATCCTTTTCTTGCTGCCGTCCAACGATAAAGATATTATCAGCAGAGTAGTAAGGACCAGTACCGCCGGAAACAACAGGCTTAGAGAACATCTCTTGGGTCATATAGATATGTGCAACAGCAACCATAGGAATATCCTTGATGGTCAGGTGTGGCGTAATCATACGGAAAAGAGACTTAATCTGCTTGGCACGAGTCATGTCACTAACAGACTTTTGATCAACGGCATCATCAACTTCTTTCTTAGAAGCAAGGTTGCCGATAGAGTCTACGACAATCATAATACGATCGCCGCGATTAATCTCTTTCAACTGATTCATAACGTCAAACTTCAACTGTTCAATGTCAGTGATTGGCGTATGAACGATACGGTTTGTATCAATACCAAAAGATTCAAAGTAGTTCTTAGGACTACCAAACTCAGAGTCATAGAACAAAATTACAGAATCAGGATACTTGTCCTGATATGCCTTAACCATAAGCAGAGTAAATGCCGTCTTAAAGTGCTTAGACGGACCAGCCCAAAGAGTTAGACCTGGAGAGAACCCGCCGTCAATATCTCCAGACAACGCAACGTTTAGCGCAGGAATAGAGGTCTTGATTAGATCCTTATTATCAAAAAACTTAGACTTAGCAAGAATTGCAGAATCCTTGATAGTCGTATTCTTCTTCAACTTGTCAAGCAAACTCATGTTATATCCTTCTTGTGTTGTATTTCAAATTCGTTATTTGTCATCACGACATAATCTTTTTCTTTATTATACGCTCTTTTGTTCGTAGAGTCAACCTTTTTCTTTGGTTGCTTTTTCTTCTTGATGCCTGATAGACTCATGTTGGCTGCAATCAATAATAGAACTGCCAGAGGGTCAAAGACCGCAACGATTAGAATAATTACAGCACGGACCGCAGAGTCGAAATGGTTTTGCGCATCGCTTCCGTAGATAAGTTCTGCAATATACTTTAGAGGACCAACTTCTACTTCTCGCTTGGCATTTTCGGTCTTTAGAGTATTCAACTTTGTATTGAGTTCTACCAACTCGTCTTCTGCCGTCTGTCTTTGCTGCTCTAATGCTTTACGATCTGCTTTCAACTTATTGCGTTGTTGTAGACCTGCACTCACCTTTCCTTGAGCGAGGTAGACATTCATAGAGTTGTCAATAGTATCAATCTGTCGCTCTAGCAACTTGACGGTCTTTTCTTTTGACACAATTTTTTGCTGATACGAAACAATTTGATATGTCGTATCTGCTCCCATAGTTGCTGCATGCTCTAGGTGTGATTTGGATAAGAAACCAAAGACGCCCATAGAGGTAAAGAACATCAACACCACCACGCCAGTCGAAAAGACCGTTTTTAGGAATAGTGGTGCGATGCTCCAATTTCTATATAACCAAGATGCTACAACCAACTTAGCGAATTCTAGGCTGGCTCCCATAGCAATAATTGCTACTGTGCTTCCCGGGAAGATCGCTATCAACCCTGCTATAGAATAATATGCTGCCGTTCCTGATAGAAGCAAGCCAGCCAATAATGCTAAGTAACCCATTTTTGTTATCCGAAGAAATCCTCTACCGAACTCACCTGCTGAGTTTTCCACTTAATCGCATCAAGAATAATCTTTAGAGGTTGAAGGAATGACGATTCAAATTGCAGGTCATAGTCTATGTAGTCCTCTGCGCGAAACTCTTTCGGCATCGTCGTTAGAAAACCAAGAGTGTTATTGCGGAAAGGATTTGGATTCTTAAGATAGACAAACTTAATCTTTTCACCTTCCTTGATGTACTGGTACTTCTTAGATAGACGCATTGCGTCTATGAAATGATTATGAGTCAATGCTGCCTTAACATGAATAGGAGAACCCTTCTTATAGACGTTAGAGCCGTCAGCATACTCTGACAAACCAGACACGCTTCGCGGGAAAGAAATTTCTTCAATAGGCAGAGTCTTAAACTGCTCGCGGAAGTCTTCGATAAACCCAATCAACGTATCTTGGTCTTTCTGAATGATAATACTGATTGCTTCTTTAATCTTAGACCGGCAAGCAGACGGAGTAGATGATTTGACTGCAGCCATGCCTACAATCTTAATCTTCGGCTCCTTATAAGCAACACCTTCATCATCCCATACATTTAGCAGATAGTTTTTCTTCGCTGTCCAGATTGCCTTGTCTGCAAGAGACTCCCGCTTCATGAACATCTTCTGGTCATAGGCATTCATGTATTCAGCCAACTCTTGGAATGACTTGTCGATATATGGCTGAATCTTCTCTTCACACACCTTGTTCATAAAGTCAATTGCTTTCTTCTTATCCGTGATGCCAACCTTATTAATCAACGGACCAAGGTGAATATAGATAGAGTCAGTATCTGATGCAACGATATAGTCTTTGTTAGTCTTTAGTACATTGTTCATGTACTGGTTGACCTTATTCATAATCCAACGAATAGACAACTGACCTGAATAGGTGATGGCTTCGGCAATACGCAAGTCAAAGAACCGGAAGTAATTGTTACCCATCGCACCATAAGCAGAGTTTAGAGTAACCTTCATCGCCAACTGAAGATTATTGTAACGCGCAATCTCTTTGTCAAGATATGCGACTTGGTTCTTATCACCAAGAACTGTTTGCATTTTCTTCTTAGCATCAATAGCAAGATCTTTATACCGTGTTCTATCTTTGTACATGGTATCCATAATCTCAGGCATGATGCCCATCTTATCGCGCTGAAAAAATTGCCCGTTCGCCGCCATAGCAACGTTATGCTTTCCGAGAAAATCTGTATAGATGCTCTTAGCAAGCAGTTCGTCAACAGTCATGTCGCTTTGTCGAATTGCTTTCATTTCAGGCGTATAGTCGCTGCCCTGAATCAAAGTCTCCATAGAGATATTGTATTGCATGATAAGATGCGGATACAGGGAGTTCAAGTCAAAAGAAGCAACATAATCGTACATACCAGGAACAGGTTCCTTAACATATGCGCCTTCGTATTGTTCTTTCTTACTCTTATCCTTCGGTTGCGGGACGACAATATTCTTCGCCTTAAGGTGATTATAGATGATAGAGTCCCACATTGTAACCTGTGTGAACACATCATCATAGTTAACCTTAGCAACATATGCTAGAGTCAGCGCCAGTTCAATTAGACGACCCTTTTCATTCAACTTATTAACTAGTTCAACGTCGCGGATGTTGTAGTCAATAAACTTCTGAAAGTCATTCTTATAGAGACTATGGAGAGAATCATACTCAGAGTAATCTAACTTGCGTTCTCCAAGTTCAACGTGCGCAATGTGGTCTAGTTTCCAAGACTCTTGCGACTTGGGCATAGGATACTTCTTGTACAAGTCAAGATAGTCAAGTACACTTACGCCAACGATATCATATGCCTGCTGAACGCGCCCCTGTACGGTAATCTCGCGCGAGTGTACCTGCCCCCAAGGAGACATCTTCTTTACTTCGCTTTCTCCAAACAACTTGCCGATACGATTGATTAGATACGTCATGTCAAACAAATGAACGTTCCAGCCGGACACAACGTCAGGTAGGTACAACGTCCAATGATTGAGAAACTGCTTTAGGATATCGTATTCGTCTTCACACTTATGATAGACAACATTATCGTTATCACTAACGTATTCGCCGGCAGCGAAGGTGTGAATCTTCTTGCCCATCTTAAGGCTGATTGCCGTCACTTGTTCATTAGCATCACGTGGCTCTGGGAACCCGTTATCTGATGCGACCTCAATGTCAAGATATGCAATAAGAATCTTAGAGACATCCCAATCAATATCGTGAGGGTATTCATCTCCAATGAAAGCATACTTGTAACGAGCGTTACCATAGATAGCAAAGTTATCTACATCGCGATACTTTGACATAAAATCGCGGCACTCTGGAATCGTTCCCGGTTGGATAGGAGCAACGTACTCGCCAGATAGAGTTTTAAATTCCGTAGGATTGATAGAAGGCAAAAAGAAGGTTGGGTGATACTCAACCTTCTTCCTGATGCGTCGACCGTTTTCAACCCCTCTCAGAAGAATGAATCTACCTGAGAGGGCAACATTAGTATAAAAGTCGCTCAATTTTTACCCCATGATTAAAGTCTTAGGCGGCACAACAATACCACCGAAGATAGTATTATACTGGTTTTTTACCGAATCGTCAACTTCTAGGATGTGAATTACCTTGTCTAGGGCAAACTCTACGGACTTGACCGCAGCATATGCGATGTATGGAATAAATTCCAACCCCATCTGTCCACCGTTCGGCATCCCGCGAATCATTACAATTACTGGATTGCTTACGAGATACCCGCCTTGGACTTCCTCAACATCACCAAGAATTTCTTCTCCGGTGACTGACTTAATTACTCTCACTGGCATATTCTTCTTCCTCTATATTTGCTTTAATTTTCTTTGCTGCTTTGCGTGCTTTGTTCATTTCAATGTATGACGCAATTGTTTTCTTATCCATTTTTGTGTTGTTTAGAAAGTATGCGCCGTCTAACATTGTCCACTTATCGCCGCAGCACGTGAAATACCAACCGCCACTTTCTGAGATAGGAACTCTATTTTGGCGGAAGGTATTTTTTAATTCTACAAGACTATTCATCCGTAGAAGAATCGCTCTCCATCTGAAGAGCCGAACGACGATTGCGTGCGGTTCTATTGATTGCGTGTGCTTCGATAAACAAACGCTTCATTGCTCCGTACTCATGTACGTCTTTAAACTTGCCGCATAGCAAAAACTTCTTAATTTGACGGGGCAGTACTGCCCGCTGATAGTCACTACGATTAGCCATAATCTACTCCTTATCTTAACCAATCACCATCTGCCCAAAATAACTTTTTCCATGCTTTTTCACTAGAAATATTTCCGAACGGATTTACATCTTTTCTAATAAAAAATGCGTTGACGCCGCCTTCACCGCAATAGACAAGATCGTAGCCTTGTCTTTCCGCTTGGAGTTCCATTGACTTCAAACTCGCACCAAATGACCTATCACACAAAACGTAATTGTCATTTCTTGGCATAATGTGTTGAGTTGTTGCATCAAAGCATCCGTTATATTCTTGAATACAAACTCTTGGTCTATATTCGCTTAATGCTTCACGAAGATGGTAGTCGTTGCCGTCAATATCTATCGAAAGCAAATCGATTTCAAATGGAACAGAAACTTTCTTAAATTCTTCCGCAACGTTATCCGCAGTCAATTTCTGTAAAACAAATGTATTATCGACCAAGTTAAACTTTGACGAGTCAACATAATTCATATCAAACCAAAACGTCTTCCAACCAGTAAGGGCAAGATACATAGTATTGCATTCTGGAAAATTTGCCCAAACTCCAATTTCTGCTGCAATTTTGTTAGTGGTTCCAATAACATTAAAGATGTGCTGGATGATGCCATCTTCCCCTTGCTGAGAAAAGGCTTTGCCTTCGTGCGCTTCAAACATTTTTATTTCTCCCTAAGTCAACATCTACCATCATTTTAATCATGTCTTCAAATTGAGTTTTAGGTGCCCAACCTAGTTTTTCTCTAGCCTTCGTACTATCGCCGCAAAGGCTATACAGATCTGCAGGTCGTTTGAACCTAGAATCAGATTCAATGTATTTTTTCCAGTCCGTAATTCCCACGTGATTAAACCCTACAGCAAGAACATCTTCAATGCTATGCTGTAAGCCAGTAGAAATTACATAGTCATCCGGTTCTTCTTGCTGCAGCATCAACCACATGGCTTCAGCATAGTCTCCGGCAAAACCCCAATCGCGTTTAGCCTCTAGATTTCCTAGAGAAATTTTATCTGCTTTGCCCAACTTAATCTTAGCAATACCGTCAGTAATTTTTCTAGTCACGAATTCAATTCCGCGCAAAGGACTTTCGTGATTGAAAAGAATTCCGTTGCTAGCATGGATGCTATAACTTTCTCTAAAGTTGATTGTAATCCAATAAGCATACAACTTAGAAACACCATACGGGCTTCTAGGTCTAAATGCCGTTAATTCATTTTGCATAGACCCATCGCTATTTCCATACATCTCGCTAGTGCTGGCTTGGTAATACTTTGTAGTTGGACTGTTGCTCTTGATAGCATTTAAGATATTCAAAGGACCAACAGCATTGACTTCAGTTGTAAGTTTATTGAGTTCCCAACTCACGCCAACGAAACTTTGAGCAGCCAAGTTATAAAATTCATGCGGTTTGATATTCTTCATCAAGTGGTTAACAGAATTTTCATCTGTAATGTCGCCAGTAACCAACTCAACATCGTTCTCAATACCGAGAAATTTAAGATTGTCTAAGTTCGGGTTAGAGTATCTCTTTACCAAACCATAAACCTTGTAACCCTTTTCTAAAAGAAGTTTAGAAAGGTAAGGACCATCTTGTCCTGTCGTTCCGGTTACGAATGCTACTTTTTTCATTTAATGACCTCTAACTCATAGTGTACATTGACTTCTGGGTGGAACCTATCTCTATCTAACCCAACGGTAACGTTAAATTCAAAATTTAATCCATAGATAATTCCCAATTCTCTAAGAGGATGATTTTTGTCGAAATACGCGAAACTTTCTTCAGTCATAAAATTCTTATGGGTGAAGTCTGTAAACGCATTTCGCGAAAGATAATATGGCGCAGAAATATATATCTTTCCTCCTGCGGCAGTTACGCGATGTAACTCCCTAACACATTTAGGAAAATTTTCTCTAGAAATATGCTCAATACAATGCTGCATCAAGACCGTTGAAAATTCGCTGTCTTGGAAAGGATACGGGAAATTTTCTAAGTTATGCTCAACGTCTTTTTTGCAATTACCGACGTCAACATTAACCCATCCTTCTCTATAGTCGTTTCCGCAACCTAAGTTTAATGATTTCATAGATTTAGTGCCTTCTTCAATTCTAGTTCAGTATTTTGCTGATTAAACATCATACCATAATTTCTTAGTTGTATCGGGTCGGTGTTTCGGAAAATCATTTCATTGAAATTGGTGTATGATTGCACACCCGGAATATCCGGGCATCCGCCAGATTTATGCACGATAGGTTGACAACCGCATAACAACGCTTCTAAAGCCACCAAACCAAAGTGCTCTGTTTCTGCAGGATTTGTTCTCCCATATCCTATACCATGAACCAAATACTTGGACGCAGATAAATCGCGTAGAATTTGAGAGCGTGGCGCACTGTGATTAATTTCAATTCTTGGTTCAGTTGATGCTAGATGCCTGAGGTATTCATAGTATTGAAGGTTACATATTGTGCCATGAAAGATTAGTTTGTTAAACTGAGGCTGCGTTTTAAACCACTCAATAAACAGATGCTGATTTTTCGAATGCCCGTCTCCTTCGATAAAGTAGTTACCGATGTTGATAAGGTCAACGGTTTTTTCACCAATGCAGAAATTGCTAGCATCATAATATGGCGTGATAATGTGCTTTTTTCCTGGAAAGATTGACGCTGCTTTATCGCAAAATTCATTTAGAACAAACAAATTATCCCAACCATCCATTTTTTTGTCAATCGGATAGTATAGTATTTGCGCATTCGTTTTCCCTCTAGGAGAAATCCAACCGCGATAATGCGCAAGCAGGTGCACGTCAAACGTTTGATTTGGATGTGCCTGCTCTATCTTATCAAGCATGGAGAATCTAAACGGAGTAGATTCATGATAGTAGTACCCAATATCGTCTTTATCTGTATACAGCGTGTAATACTTTTTTAGGACGTTGAGTATCATCATAACGTATGTACCACCACCAGTGAAATCTAGGTGGTAGTTAGAAATAAGCAATGTAGGTTTATTCATATTTTCTACTACGAATTAAGGAGCGATTCGCACTTAGCCCAAAATCTTTCTTGCTGTCCAGGATGAAAGATTTGAAAACTATGCCAAAACAATTCTTTGCTTTCTGTTCCAAACGTTGTACCAACTCCATACGGAGGATAACCTTCTGCCAACGCCCAATAAGGAGGTTGTTCTTTTTCCCAAGAAAATCTTAACGGTGAACTATCATAACGTAAAGGCATGATAAGGTCAACTTTTTTTCCAAGGTTTTCTGCTTCCCAAGTATATTCTTCCATAACGTCTGACCGCTCAGTCGGAATAGCGGATGGCGAACCGATATCAATGAAAGTTTGCTTAGAGATAGCAGCTGCCGAAGGCGCAGCAAACATGTGCTGACCGTTATCAATATGATTGGAGCGTTGTGCGTTACCGATAACCTTGCCTTCTGCCGCTGCATTTAGATAGTAATCGATAGAATCTTCGTGCAACGGAATACAATCAATGTCCAGTATCAGCACAGAATCGTGGTCTAGCGTTTGCTCCACATTGTGTGGAGCAAAAAGAGAAGTCTTAACGCCATTCATTGCCCAAAAGTAATCTATACCAACAGCATGCGGAACATTAATTTTAATCGCGTATACAGGAACTTTACTTTTATTGTATTTGGCGATAACTTGTTGTTGTAGATCTACCGTTTTTCTATCAACATTGTCCATGAAAAACGAAACAATGCAAGGATTTGAATTATTCATCAGTATTTTCCCTTATAATTAGCAATAAAAGTATTAAGGTCTTCGGGCGTACCTATGCCCCACATCTTCTCAATCTTTTTTACCCGAACCTTTTTATGGTCTAATATTGCCTCGTTAAACACAGGGCAAACGTAAAATTCTCCATTGGTTCTAACATCTTTAGAAATCATTTGTTTAGCATACTTAACGTAGTCAGAACCTTTTTTCCAATAATAGACACCGACCGTAGCGTTTTCGCTGATTGGCTTCTTTTCTGCTACTTCGCTAACAAACCCATTTTCGTCTAACTTCGCATATGACCACTTAGGGTGTGTTGAGGTGAAGGTTAGGATACCTGCATCTATCTGGTCTGCTTGAAACGCATAGAGGCATTCATTACTATTCCATTCAATAAATTGGTCGCTGTTTGCTATTAGCAGCGGCGTATCATTGTCAATTAGGTTTTCTGCGAGCAGAGTCGTACATGCGGCACCTTCTGTTAATCCATCAACTAGCACAATCTTGCAGTTTGGCGTTATCAGTCCTAACAAATATTGTAAACTGTATTTTTCGTAGTGCTCTTTTTGCACCAAGAAAATATAGTTGGCGTCTATGTTTAGATTCTCTACTACAACCTGAATCATCGGCTTACCGTTGACTTCAATTAACGGTTTAGGAAATGTGTATCCGGCACTAGCAAATCTGCTGCCGGCACCAGCCATAGGTATTAGCACATTCATCTTTTCTGATTTCCATGGCACGCTAGTAGATTTGTCGACGCTCAGGTAATCTATCGCACTATTAATTTTGTCTACGGTCAAGTCACTAACGTTTTCTACGGGAATTAGGTGCGCTCCACTATCTATAGCCCCTTTTCTGCCGATATGGCTATCTTCAAATATTACGGTATTTTTTGGCACAGCATTTAATTCTACCATGCACCGCCAATACATTTCTGGAAATGGTTTTGGTCTCTTCACATCTTCGTTGCTCACGAAGTAATCTACGAATTCTAGTATCCCTAGTTTTAGAAGGACCAATTTTACGGTATTACGAATGCTATTACTTGCGCACGCAATGCTAATGTTGTTTTCTTTCAGCTTTCGCATAAAAGAAATTAGTTTATCATCTTTTTGTAATTTTTGAAAAATATCAAGCGTCGCGGCTTGTTTATCTTGCCAAATTTGATTATGCTTATCCGCAGGCAACCCTTTATTTTCGGTGAGCATGTTCAATTTGCGAGTTGTGGATAACCCGTCATACGTGCTTAGGTGTTCTTCTCGCCCAATAACGTACTCATTTCCGACGTTAGCAAGTGCTTGATTTAACGCATCATAATGTATGTCTCTACTATCAATCAAGACGCCGTCTAAATCAAAAATTACTAATTTGCTCATGCACTTTTCCAAGGTAAGTTACCATTATATCTTCGCATCATCTCAGCATTTCCTCGGTCAAAGAATTCTTTTTGGACTGAGTACTGAGTGTTTCCTACTCTATATAGTAGAGAGTATTCATGCGTAGTGTCAAAGTTCTTGAAGTTGTTCATAAGAACATGCGCCAGCACTCTATCAACTTCTGGTTGTCCTGGTTCACGAAACTTACGATACCATGCTGGCGTGATAGCCACTGCTACTTCTCGGCGAACAAAATAGCAGTTGACATCAATAAAAAAATCTTGCGGACTTAGGACTGACGCCCACTTACCAAGACTTTCACAGTCATCGTGGCATAGATAGTTTCCTTCCTTGTCGATAATCTTACGGAAAGAATATGCCCAATCAAGTTTCTTTTCTTGTACCAATTTTACTAGAGACTCAATGTGATTAGGTTCTAGAACGTTGTCTTCGTCTAGATACATAACATAGTCGCCCTCTACCATATAAGTAGCAGCGGGATAAATGCGGTGAGCATTCCAACGATCCTTACCGATAGGATAAGGCATTTCTACATAGAACTGGTTTGTTCCATTAGGGAACGCAGCATTCGTAAAAATAGAGTCAATCTTTTCCCAATGCTCCGGACCGTCCCCGACGACAAGATGTGTCACGTTCTTATACGTTTGTTGTGCTACAGAACGCAAACAACCCGCCAGAAGCGGGTTGCCTGTAGTAGCCGTAATAACGGTTACTTTCATATTAGAAATCTTGGTGAGTTACGCCAATCTTAGAGTTCTCTGGGAGAACATATCCGCAGCCACGAACAAACTGCGTGAAATAGTCGCAGAGGGTATCTAGAGTAAGTTCCCCGCTGACGTTAACAGTTGTAGTGCTGTTTGGAAGAGCATTCCGAAGAACGCTGTCAAGATCTACTTCATCGTGCATAGTAAAATTAAAGTGTTGCATATTAAATCTCCATAGTGTGGTTCACGTTAAACAAAACATTTTCGCATTCTTCAGGACGATACGGTTTGGCGTATCCTCTTGGATTGCACATCACTCGGCAATCTCCAATTATATAGTCGCGGCTGGTATGGGTGTGCCCATGCAGCCAGTACTTTATACGGGGATTGTCCAATATGAATTCTCTTAGACCCGTGTTAGCATAGGCATAATTTAACGGGTCATTACCATACTTGGCATCAACGCTGAGCATATCAGGCAGGTGGTGAGTCAGTACAATAAACTTCTTGGTTGAAAAAAACTCTAGTGCCATCTTTAGTGACGCACGTGCCATCAAATTAAATTCAGTAGTATCAAATGGCGATAGACTTCCAGTTTTGTTTTCGTTTTCAAAAGAAATCATACGGAAGTCATTCATTCCGCGTTTGGCAGAATCTACTGCAAAAAAATCATTATTGTTAAAGTCTGTCCAGAAGGTAGAACCAAACAACATGTATTCATCATTCAATTCAAAGCAACTGTTTTCCAAGAATACAACCTTCAAGTCGTTCTTATGGAAAAAGTTACGAATGTTTTCGTGTGTGGTGTTATAATAGCCAGAATAGTGTTCGTGGTTGCCGGTGATGTAGATTACCTTGTTATACTTGGCACACGCATCATTGAAGAAGCGTTTGACTTCTTCGCTGTGTATTGTGTAGTCAGGGCGCAGCTGGTTAGCAACAAAAATATCGCCAGCAAGCAGAAGTACATCGCCGCCTGGCAAATCTATCGGAGCAAACTCAAGATGGAGGTCGCTTAGTAAATGTAACTTCATACAATAGTCCTAAAAAGAAAAGCATGGTTAGTAGGATACCTACTAACCATACGAAAGATATAGTATAAAAGATTAGAATGAAAAAGTCAAGTTCAGTCAAGGTGAATATTCGCCACGATGGTCGTCATAGTGAATTGCTAGCACTTCTGCCTTGCGTTCTGGTCCGCCGCGTCTATCGTGCTTATAGTCTTCGTATACAGCAATGGCATACATGTAATCCATCGTTCTTAGCTGAGTACTCCAATACCCGATTGGTCCTAACAGATGAATCCATTTGTCCACTTCATAATATGGGTCTTCGACATCTTTCACGTATCGCTTCATCAATCGTACTTTCATACATCACCTCGCACAACCTTGTAGGGAATGCCAAAGGTCTGTAGCAGTCGCAAGCCATTATGGTCATTCGGAAACACGCCGTGGTCCCAGACTTCAATCTGGTTTGCCGCCATGATGAGCAGTTCCTCAGCGAATTTTCTGTAATCAAACTTATCAGAACTCTGGCACTTTTCTGCCAATTCATAAATTCGTGTATCTATTCCGTTCATACGTCAAACATCCTTTCTTCTAGTTCATTTAGTAAACGGCGAACCTTGCCGTCATCTCTATCGTACAATGCCGCTCGCATATTGTATAGATATGGACGAAACTCGCCAAAGACTTCTTCTATAACTGCTCGCCTGATATCTTTTTGACATTCTGTAAGGTGTGACGGTTTGTCAACAACTTTACTCATACCAAATCTTGCTTCTACGTTATAAACATAAGAAGTTGGGAATGATGAATATGACGGCATAGATATACTGGAAGCCTCGATATCAACAAACTGCATTGTATGTACAGTTTCACCAGTAAATGTCGCAGTAATTGCATCCGATAGTTTGCTCATTATCATTCATCCTTACTTGGTAGCAGTTCATAATCGTCAATGCTAAACTTTGTTGGCTTGCGAACGAACTCATGCCAATGATGGCATACATTGCAATCAGTATAGAAATTTCTTACGAAACTGAAGTGAATGCGGTCTAGGCGACATTCACCATCTTTGCTCTGCCAATCATTCAACTCAGCACCGCAATTTCTACAGTATTGCTTAGGTTCAACAGTAACGTAGTCAAACATTCCCATGATTAGCCACTCACAAAGTCGTAAGTCTTTTCAAAGATTGCGCCATCACAGATATAGAGTTCTCCGTCAACACCGCGCATAAGGTAATCGCCAGCCTTGCCCTGCTTGTAGTTGCCTTCAAGGGTATTGACGCGAAACTCTTCATCCATACGCATAGCATGGACAACGATTGGTCGCTTGACGCAACCCTGCATACCATCAACGGTTTCAAATGTATCAAATGTTTTCATTATTCAACTCCAAAATGTTCTTTGGTAAGATCGTGCAAATGCCAAGCATTATGCCCTTCAGTAATGAGTTTTTCTTGAACAGATAAGACTTCTTGAACAATTAATTGGGCAAACTTATCTGCAACATCCCAGCTGTCTGCTTCAATAGTTTCGCCCAAGTCTTCGCCATTGACATTGTGCATATCATACAAATGGAAGCCAGCCTGTTTAGCCAGTTTAAGAATTCGTTCGTTCATCACTTCATTCCAAAATGTTCTTTGATTGCCCATGCCATACGATTCTTGAAGGCAGGGTCAACATCCTGAGATGTAATTATATCTGCACATTCCTGCACAATTGCCTTGATAAACTGTTCCAGTTCATCAGGATAGAACTCATAATAGTCCTCTTCAGTGCTTTCCCCGTATCGAGAAAAACGCTCGTGCATCATGTGCGGCGCAATCAGTGCCTTAATCTTGTCGTTCATCACTTGATTCCAAAATGGTCTTTGATTTCAAGAATAGGATGCTGCCGTGGTCGTCCTGGGTCGCGGTACTGTGCCTCATCCTTGAGCAGATATGGGGCAATGATGTCAAGACATTCTTGAACAATCAACTCGGCAAACTTGTTTTTGTCAAAAGTTTCATACCTGTAGTCAGGGTCGTTAGGTTCAAAAACTCGAGTAGCCTGTTCAGCAAGCCTTTTGATATGTTTGTTCATCGCTACCACCACAACTTTAGATTACGATTTGCCCAACGAATAAAAAATACAAAACATACAATTACGCCAATCAGCAATCCAGCAATAAAGGTGAGCATCACTCAACTCCAAAATGATTTCTAATATGTTGAGCAGGATCCCAATGAATATCATTGGCATTTTGATACCAATCATCGGCGGCATTACAACACTCTTGAATAAGCAACTCAGCGAATTTTTCAACATCCATCATTGCTGGAACTATACTGTCTCCCCACTCACCTGCACCTGCCTGCTTGGCAAGTTCTCTAATTCGTTCGTTCACGCTAACTCCGTATGATATCGAACATACCTTGCAAAATCTCTAGCGTCTTTGGGTGATAACCCCTTGCCGATTGCCCAGCCAATAGTTAGGTCTTGCCAGTAGCATTCCATATCTGGGTCAACTTCTTCTGCACGGTCATCCACCTCAGTTTTGAACTGGTCAATCAAGTCTTGATAATCGTTCACCGCTTTCTCCCCAGTGACTGTACATCAGCATCATCAGTAACATACTGGACTGCGCCCTTCGAATACGCAGGAGCCAGTCGCTTGCTCTTGGCAATGATGGCATCACGCACTTCAGGTGCTTCCTTGGCAAGTTGAGCCGCATCCATCACGCTGTTGCGCGTGGGAAGAAACTGCGTTGATGTCACGTGAGACTGGATGCTCAACGCAACGTCAGAACCAGGACGCAGTGCGCGGTTACTGCCGAACACTACATCAACGCCACGCAACTTTCGGGTGTCAAGTTTGCGAGCAACTTCACCCTTTGGCTTGCGCTTTTTAGACCAACGATACATTTTCAGATACTCTTTCCAATGGTGTCCCAAACAAACTGGGAAAACATCGCATCAAACTTCTCAGGATTGTAACGCTTACAATCAGCCAACTCAAATAGAGCAGCATCAATGTCTTCTTTTATTTCATCTTTTATAAGATTCTTGAAGTTATAGTGACGATGTTCCAGTTCTTCAACCAAATCTTCGTCGGTGTAATCACCCAAATCATGTTCAACCCATTGATAAGGCATTTCAATCACCACTCTTAGCAGAAACCTTGCCGAAAAGCGCAATGGTTAGATACAACGTTGCAAGCCAAGTCCAAACATTATACTGAATGCCCAAAGCAAACAGAGTATTCAGTGCCCAAATCGTAGCAAACGGGCTGACAAGCACCGCAGTGATTGCAGCAAACAGGACAAAGGCAAAAGCATTCTTCGTCTTCATTACAGTTTCCCCATCATAGGCTTGAGATA